AGCAACACCAAGCCCTGAAGGACCCGGACCCCCAGATCCGGCACATCAATGCCCAGTACCGGGTCTGGCTGACCCGATCTACCTAGGAGGTACCGGCATGGCCGGACTTGACGCCTTCGGTATCGCCCTCCAGCGGTCCGACATGGCAACCCCCACCGCCAGCTTCACCGCAATCGGCAACGTGACTTCCGTGTCCGGCCCGGAGATCGAGCGGGAGACCTACGACGTCACCGCCCACGACTCCGTTGACGGCTGGCGGGAGTTCATCGGCGGCCTGAAGGACGCCGGAGAGGTCTCCGTGGAGCTGAACTACGACCCGACGAAGCACGACGTCATGGTGTCTGACTTCGCTGACACCGTGGCCCGGGACTACAAGCTGGTCTTTCCCCAGGGGAAGGGCACCTGGTCCTTCAAGGCGATCCTCACCGGCTTCAGCCAGGAGGCGCCCGTGGACGACAAGCTGTCCGGCGAACTCACCTTCAAGGTGACCGGCAAGCCGACCATCACCCCTGGAGCGTGACCCTGATGTACCTGTCCGCTGACGACATCCTGAACTCCGATGACCTCCCGAAGGAGCCGGTATCCGTCCCTGAGTGGGGCGGTACGGTCCTGGTCCAGGGCATGTCCGGCACCGCCCGGGACCGCTTCGAAGCCGCGATGCTGAACGACTCCATGGACGGCATCGCGAAGGACAAGGCCATGGAGATGTACCGCGCGCGCCTGGCCGCCGCGTGCATCGTGGACGAGTCCGGTAAGCGGCTCTTCCAGGGCGCCGCGATCAAGCGTCTGGGCGAGAAGTCGGCGCAGGCCCTGTCCCGCGTCGTGGAGGTCGCCTCCCGCCTGTCCGGCCTGTCTGACTCCGATGTGGAGGAGCTGACGGGAAACTGACTTCCCGTCCGGAGCGGCTCTTCTACTTCCGTCTCGCCGGTCACCTGGGCGCCCGGTCCGTCGCTCACATGCTCGCCGGCATGTCCTCTCGTGAACTCACGGAGTGGCAGGCGTACGAGCGGGTGACGGGCCCCCTTGACGTGCGCCTGCGCGGGGACATCTCCGCGGGCGTCGTCGCTGCCACGGTGGCCAATTCGCAGGGCGCGAAGAAGAAGGCGAAGCCTGCCGACTTCATACCGACCTGGTTCAAGCGCAAGAAGACGCCTGACCAGATCTGGCAAGAGGTCATGAAGGCGAATGCCGCTCTGGGCGGGGACGTCGCCCCTCACTACGACGAAAGGGGGTGACCAGTGGCCACGCTGGCATCTCTCACGGTGCGACTGGGCATTGACACGAACCCCCTGGCGTCTGGCGCCCGCCGTGCCATGGCGTCCCTTCAGGGCCTGGCGGCCAACGCTCGGGAGTCCCTGGGCAACGGCATCCGGGCGGGCGTGGCTGGGGCTGCGAAGTCTCTGGGCATCCTGCCAACCCTGATGAAGGCGGTGGCCGTTGGGGCTGTCGGTGCGGCTGGCGCCCTGGCCGCCGTCCCATTGGCGGTGGTCGGCCTGGGCGTGATGGTTGCGGCCCAGGCGAAGCAAGTCCAGACGGCTTTCTCCGGCCTGAAGGACCACGTCATGAAGGAGATGCAGTCCCTTGCCCAGCCGCTGATCAAGCCGCTGACGGACGCCGCGGGCCAGCTCAAGGGCATCTTCGATGACATCGCCCCTGACCTGGGGAAGATGTTCAAGGCTGCGGCCCCGATGATTGAGCCTCTCGTGGCCGGCGTCGGTGACCTGGTCAAGGGCCTGGTCAAGGGCCTGGTACCGATCATGGAGAAGGCCCAACCCCTGGTGGAGTCCCTGGGTGGCCTCTTCGGCGACCTGGGTGACGCCCTGGGCGGCTTCATGAAGGGTCTGTCCGGCGGCATCGGCGCGGCCGGTGACGTCTTCGCTGGCCTGGGCGACGCGGTGAAGGAGATCCTTCCTACGCTGGGCAAGCTGATGGGCGAGTGCCTGAAGGTGGCTGGCCCGGTCCTGGGCAAGCTCCTGTCTGCCCTGGGTCCGATCATCTCGAAGCTGGGCGACGCCCTGATGCCGGTGATCGATGCCCTGGGCCCGATCATGGGCAAGCTGGTTGACGCCTTCCTGGCCCTGGTCGACGCGGTCATGCCGCTGGTTCCCCCGATCATGGAGCTGGTGGCCGCGCTCCTGCCCGCGATGGGCCCGATCCTGGACGCCCTGATCCCGATGTTCGGCGCGCTGGCGGAGGTCGTTAACGCCCTGGTCCCGATCCTGACGCCGATCATCGCGCTGGTCGCCAAGCTGGCCGCTATCTTCGCCGATGAACTGGCCGTCTTCATCACAACGATTGTTGTGCCTGCGCTGAAGATGGTGGCGGCTATCCTGCGCGGTGACTTCAGCGAAGCCATGGGGTACGCCAAGGAACTTGTCCGGAACGTGGGCGCCTTCATTGTGCGTCTCTTCACGGAGCTTCCGGGGAAGATCATCCAGGCCATCGGCCCCCTGGGCAGGCTCCTCTACAAGGCAATGCAGGCTGCTGGCTGGCAGTTGATCATTGCCGTCCGGGACATGATCAACCGGCACGTGGCCCTGATGAAGACCATTCCAGGCCGCTCCCGCAGCGCTGTGACGGGCATGGCTCAGACCCTCGTGAACGCTGGCCGTGACCTGATCCGTGGCTTCATCAACGGCATTAAGTCTCAGCTAGGTTCCGTCAAGTCGACCCTTAACGGCCTGACGTCGAAGCTGACCTCCTGGAAGGGCCCGGAGCGTCTGGATAAGAAGATCCTTACGCCTGCCGGCCGCATGGTCATTCAGGGCTTCCAGCGCGGCATCACCGCCCAGGCGCCCGCCCTGCGCAAGCAGTTGAACGGCCTGACACAGGATCTGCCCGGGATGACGGCGGACATCTCGCCGAAGGGCGTTTTCGCTGCGTCCAACCGTCAGGAGCAAGCGCTGACGCTCGACGTCACGGGCGCGGACGAAGACATGAAGCGGCTGATCCGCCGCATTGTGAAGACCCAGGGCCGGGGCTCCGTTCAAACGGCCTTCGGCACCTACTGAGAAAGGAGGGGTTCGTGGCTACGTTCCCTCTCGACATCCGCACGGAGCTTCACCTGGCTGGCGCCTGGACTGACATCAGTCCTGACGTCTACGTCCGGGACCAGACGGTGATCACCCGCGGACGCCGGGACCAGGGCGCGGCCACGGACCCCTCCTCTCTCTCCCTGACTCTGAACAACCGGGATGGCAAGTACGCCCCGCGTAACGCCATGTCCCCGCTGTACGGCCTGATCGGTCGCAACACGCGCGTGCGCCTGTCAGTTCCGTCGGTCGGCTCCTACCTCCAGATGGAGGGCGACCCGACCCAGACCGTGACCACGCCGGACGCTCCGGCCCTGGACATCACTGGGGACCTGGACGTGCGGGCGGAGCTGGCTCCCAACTGGTACGGCACTGACAGCCAGAACGTCATCGGCAAGTGGGACGCTGCGAGCAATCAGCGATCTTGGGTCGTCCGCATCGAGCGGGGCCGCCTGTACTTCGTCTTCTGCGGTGACGGCACGAAGGCTACGGCCTGGTCATTGAGTGTGGCCCTTCCGGTCCTTCCCGAGCGCGCGGCGGTCCGTGTCACGTTCGACGCTGACAATGGCACTGGTAGTCGGGAGGTTCGCTTCTACTGGGCGACGTCCCTGTCTGGGGCCTGGACCATGATCGGTGTTCCTAACGTCCAGGGCGCCGCCTCTCCCCTGACGATCTTCAACAGCTCCGCCCCGCTGTCTGTCTGCCTGTTCGACCCGCTTGCGAACCCGAAGTCGCCGCGCCTGCCGTTCGTCGGCCGTGGCTTCCGCTTCGAGGTCCGCAACGGCATCAACGGAACGATCGTGGCGTCCCCGGACTTCACGGGCCTGGCCGCCGGCACGACCACGTTCACGGACTCCGCCGGCCGCCCCTGGACCCTGTCTGACACGGCGGAGATCCGGGACCGGGAGGACCGCTTTGCAGGGGAGGTTTCCTCCTGGCCCGCGAAGTGGACCCTTGACGGGTCCGACGTGTGGACCCCCATTCAGGCGTCCGGCATCCTGCGCCGTCTGGGCCAGGGTGTGAAGGCCCTTGACTCGACGCTGCGGCGCCGCATCCCGTCCGGCAACCCGGTGGCCTACTGGCCGATGGAGGACGCAGGTACGACCACACGCGCGTACTCCCCCATTGCTGGTGTGGAGCCTGCGGCCGTCCAGGGCGTGGAGTTCGCTTCCCTGGACTCCCTTCCGTCTTCGGGCCCGCTCCCGAAGCTGACGGCCCTGGCTTCGCTGTCGGCGAAGGTCCCCGGGACCATGGCCTCCGGTCAGTGGCAAGTCGAGTTTGTCTACAACGCAGACGACAAAGCACCCGACGCCGCAGGCAACCATCAGGAGCTGATCTCCTTCACGTCGCCGAACGGCACGGTGCGCCGCTGGGCAATCCTCCTGAAGAAGGGTTCCGCCCTGATCCGCGGCTACGGCGCCGGTACGGATTGGATCGTGGACCAGGGCCTGTCCGTCGGCTCCGACATCTTCCACGGCTGGGTCCGCCTGCGGCTCTACGCCCACGACTTGGGTAACGGGACCGTGGACTGGCGCCTGGACTTCCAGGACGTGGGAGGCAGCGCTGGCGGCTTCGGGGGCAACTACGCGGGCGCGGCCGGCCGCCTCTCGTACGTGACAGCCGCCTGGGGCGCCGCTACTGAAGGGTGGGGCGTCGGCCACGTCACGGTCATGGACGAGTGGGGCTCCACCCTGATGGACGGGTCTGACGACGCGTTCCACGGAGAGTTGGCGTTCAACCGCATGCTCCGCCTGGCGGACGAGGAGCGCATCCCGCTGGCCCGCATCCGCGGTGAGCTGGCCACTGAAGCGGTCGGCTACCAGCGCCAGGACACGATCCTGAACGTGCTGGCAGACGCGGCCCAGGCGGACGGCGGCATCCTGCGTGAGGACCCGCGCCGTCTCGGCCTGGTCTACCGGGACCGCTCCAGTCTGTACACGCAGGAGCCTGCCCTGACGCTGTCCTACACGGCGCCTGGCCTGGGCCCTGAGCTGGAGCCGGTGGACGATGACTCCGCGGTGCGCAATGACGTCACGGTGACGCGTGACGGCGGCACGTCTGGCCGGGCCTTCCTGGCGGAGGGCACGCTGTCCGTCCAGGCTCCGCCGTACGGTATCGGCCGGTACGACGAGTCCGTGACGCTGTCCCTGGCGCACGACACCCAGCCGGAGCCGGTAGCTAACTGGCGCCTCCACCTGGGCACGTATGACGGCGCCCGGTACCCGACGGTGTCCGTGATCCTGCACAAGCCTGGCGCTGACGTTCACGTGCCTGCGGTCCTGGGCCTGCGTGAGGGCGACATCATCCGCCTGACGAACCTGCCTGCCTGGGTGGCCCACGGTGACGTGGACCTGATGGTGGAGGGCTGGACGGAGACCCTGGACCTTTACCGCTGGGAGCTTCAGTTCAACTGCTCCCCCGGCGGCTCCTGGAACACGGCTGTTTCGGACCACCCGGTTTACGCGATGGTGGACACGGACGGCTCCGCGCTGGCGTCGCCTGCCACCGCGACGGACACGGCCCTGGCGGTTCGCTCCGCGCCCGGTCCCCTGTGGACGGACGCACCGAAGGAGACACCCTTCGACATTCAGATGGGCGGGGAGGTTGTCCGGGTCGATGCTGTGGGCCGCCTGGCCACCACGGCAAACCCGTACTTCGAGACTGACATCAGCGGCTGGGCCACGGACAACTCCTCCATCACGTGGTCCCAGGACTTCGTCCATCCGCGTGGCGTCGGCTCCCTAAAGATCACCCCCAACGGAACGTCCGCGTCTGGCGGTGCCGTGGGCCCTCTCAGCGCTGTCGGTACCGTGACTCCCGGCCTGTCGTACCGCGCCGGCGCGTGGGTCTACTCCCCTACCGGCATGACCGACGTTCAGGTAACGGCGCACTGGTACAACTCTGCGGGGACATACCTGTCCACGGGCGGCCTGGGTAGTGGGTTCACGATCCCCGCCGGGGAGTGGGTCTACGTGGAGTCCACGCTGGTGGCTCCGGCCAACGCGTCCCGCGCGCGTATCCGGCCTCGGTTCGGCTCCACGCCTCCGGCCCAGCCGTTCTACGTGTGGGCCCCGAAGCTGGTGTCTCTCACAGGACAGTTCGTAAACGACACCTTCACACGCTCCGCCTCGAACGGCTGGGGCGTGGCCGACTCGGGCCAGACCTGGGCCTGGACGGGTGGCGCGTCGGCTGACTATGCCGTTAACGGCACGGTGGGCCAGCACGTCATGACCTCTCGGAACACGCTGCGGTACACCCTTGCGTCTGCCCCTTCGGCGGACGTGGACGTGCGCACGGATTGGGCGTTGGACAAGACGGCCGTAGCTGACTCCAACTACGTGTTCCTGATGGCCCGCTACACGGACACCACACACCTGTATTTCGCCCGCGTCCAGGTGTCGCAGACCGGCCAGGCGATGACGCTGACCATCCGCAAGCGCAACGGTGCTGAGGTTCAGGTGGGCGGTTCGTTCGCCCTGGGCACCTGCACGCCGGGCACGTTCTACACGCTGCGGCTGTCTGTCATCGGCTCGACGCTTCAGGCGAAGTGCTGGCCGCAGGGCACGCCGGAGCCGGACGTGTGGCAGATCACCGCAACTGACACGGACCTGACCGCAGTTGGGTCGGTCGGGTGCCGCTCCCTGGTGGGCTCGGCGTCCACGCAGACGCTGCCGGTGACGGCCAGCTTCGACAACTTCACTGAGCTGGGGAGCCAGGCGTTCACGGTCACTCGGTCGCTGAACGGCGTCTCCAAGGCTCATCCGGCGGGGACGCCCGTGTCCCTGGCGTATCCCGCTATCGCTTCCCTGTAGGAGGATCCTTTGACTACGCCTGTTGACCAGTGGCTCCCCGGCATGAACATTACGGCTGGCCGCCTGGAGTCGATGAACCAACGCTCCTGGTTGATGGTCACGAACTACGGGGCCGACTCGTCGGGCACGGTGGACGCGGCTCCGGCCATTCAAGCGGCGCTGAACGACGCGCGGGACCGCGGGGGCGCCCAGGTCCTGGTCCCCCCGGGCGTCTACCTGACAGGGGCCACGCTGCGGATCTACACGAACACGCGGCTGACCCTGATGGCTGGCGCTGAGTTCCGGCGCAACCATGGCGGCACCATGCTTCTGAACGGTGACGCCGGCCAGAACTTCCCCGGATACACGGGTAACTCCCGCATCACGATCGAGGGTGGCCTCTGGAACATGCGCGGGACGACCGCGGGTATGACGTCCAGCGCGATGTGCATGTCCATCGGCCACGCCACGGACATCACGATCCAGGACCTGGAGATCAGGGACCTTCCCGGGTATCACGGCATCGAGCTGAACTCGACGAATCACGCCCTGGTCTCCAATTGCAAGTTCCGCGGCTACGTCGACCCGGGCGGGCGCGACTTCAGCGAGGCAATCCAAATCGACTTGGCGAAGTCGGTGGGTGTGTTCGGTGGCTTCGGTCCGTACGATCACACGGAGTCGAAGGACATCACGATCACGGCATGCCACTTCGGGGACTCCGGCACCGCCGGGACCACGGCCTGGCCGCGCGGCATCGGCTCCCACTCCGCCACCATCACGAAGTGGCACCGCCGCATCAGGATCTCCGAGTGCTCCTTTGAGAACATCCTCCAGTACGCGATCAGCGCCTACAACTGGGAGGACGTGACCATCACCGGGAACACCTTCGTCTCGTGCGGCTCGGGCGTCCGCCTGCGCGCGGTGATCAAGGCAGACCCGGAGGACACGAAGCTCCCGGACGGCACGGTGACGAACGCATCCCAGAACATGCGCAACATCACCGTGGTCGGCAACTCCTTCCGCAGCGGAGGCAGCTACGACAACGTGATCATTGCCCTGGGCGAGACGTCGGGCACGATCCTTAACCTGACGATCGTCGGCAACACCATCGACGGCTCCGGGGGCGGTGAGCCTGGCATCCGTCTGGACCAGGTGTCCCGCGCGACCGTCGCCGACAACATCATTGCCAACACGGACGGGTCTGGTATCAGCACTGAGAACCAGAACAACACGGTGATCAGCGGCAACGTGATCTACAACGCTGGCGCGCACGGGATCACGATGGTGACCAGCGACAACTCTGACATCCTCGGTAACCACGTCAGGGACCCTGCCAACTCCGGCATCTTGGTCCAGGGCGGTTCGGACGTTCAGATCCGCAACAACTTCGTGGACGGCGCTAACCGCGTGGCGTCCTCCGCGTACGGCATCCGTGTGTCGACGAACCCTGTGGCCGTGGCCATCTCCGGCAACAAGTGCCGCCCTGGTAGCTCCGCGACGAAGGCTGTCCGCGGCCTGTCCATCTCCTCCGGTACCGGCATCCATTCGTATGGCAACGACATGCGGGGGACCTGGTCCGGCGCTGGCAACACCGGCATCGACTACACGGGGGCCACTGTGATCACGTCCGCGACTGACATTCAGTAACCCTCTCCCCTTCCGTTAACGGCCCCCGTGTCTGGCAGCGCTGCCGGCCCGGGGGCCTCCTCATTCCTCTTGGAGGACTGCATGGCTCGCATGTCTGGCGCTTCCTGGCGCCCCATCCCGGTCAACTTCACGAAGGGCGGCCAGGACGCCGTTTACGGTGTCGTCGTCCACATCATGGCGGGGACCCTGCCGGGGTCTGACTCGTGGTTCCGCAACCCGAAGGCGCAGGCGTCGAGCCACTTCGGTACCGGCAAGGCCGGCGCGCTGTACCAGTGGGTTGACACGAAGGACCGGGCCTGGGCGCAGGCGAACGGGAACCGGACCTGGCTCAGCGTGGAGAACGAGGGACAGGGCGGCGACACCCTGACCACGGCTCAGCTTCAGCGCAACGCGGAGGTTCTGGCCTGGGCCCACAAGGTCTACGGCGTCCCCCTCCAGTTGGCCAGCGGTCCGTCTGGCCGTGGCCTGGGCTGGCATGGCATGGGCGGGTCGGCCTGGGGTGGCCACACGTCCTGTCCGGGGTCCAAGATCGTGGCCCAGCTTCCGGAGATTGTCCGCCGGGCGAAGGCCCTGGCCGGTCAGCCTGCGGACAGCACCCCGGCCAAGCCGTCGACCGCGGACACCTACGTGGTGAAGGCTGGGGACACCCTGTCCGGCATCGGCACGAGGCTGGGGATCGCCTGGCGGACCCTGGCCGCGCTGAACGGACTTCAGGAGCCGTTTACGCTGGCGGTCGGCCAAAAGCTGAAGGTCAGGGCCGCGGACATGCGTCCGGTCGTTGACCTCTCGAAGCTGGTTGCGGCGGCCAAGAGCAACCCGGCGGCCAAGGGGACTCCGGTCACGTACGCGGGTGTCCGGACAGTGGAGGACGCCCTTGTCCGCGCTGGCCTCCTGTCCGTGTCCGCGGCGGACGGCCACTACGGGACGGCCACGGTCACGGCCTACGCCGGTTGGCAACGCAAGTGCGGCTACTCCGGACAGTCCGCGGACGGCATCCCCGGCATGGCCACCCTGTCCGCCCTGGCCGCCAAGTACGGCTTCCGCGTGACCGCGTGACCGGGCGGGAGCGGACACGGTGAGCGATGACCGGGACCTGGGCCACGTCACGATTGGCGCTCGGGAGATCTATGACGAACTGGTGGCCATGCGTGAGGAGTCCCGCAACTCCGGCCAGCTCCTCCAGGGAGTGGTAACCACGCTGGCCGACCACGAGACACGCATCCGGGGCATTGAGCGCTGGAAGTACAGCCTTCCCGCGGCCCTGGTGACAGCGGTCATCTCCGCCGGAGTGACCCTCATAACGAAGTTGGGAGCCTGATCCATGGAGAACCTGAACAAGATCCGCACCTGGGTCGCCGGCCACAAGCGCATCACGCTGGCCGTGGGCGCCCTGGCGGCGTCCCTCCTGGCGGAGTATCTGCCGGGCGTCCCTGTGGCGCCTCTGACGGCCCTGGCGCACGCCCTCCTGGGCGTCTGACGGGGATAGGTCCTCACCTGGTGGGCGGTGAACGCATCGCCTACCGGGGAGGACCCCATGAACAACATCGCTTTGACTGGCCTGGCCCGCGCCGGGAAGGACTCCGTGGCCGCCCGCCTGGTAGAGCACCACGGGTACGTCCGTGTGGCCTTCGCTGACAAGCTGAAGGAAGCGGCCCTGCGCACGGACCCGATCATCGACACCGCGCCGGGCCTCTACACGCACGAGCGGCGCCTGTCCGCTGTCGTGGCCGCTGTCGGCTGGGAGCGCGCGAAGGACGAGTACCCGGAGGTCCGGCGCTACCTCCAGGAGTACGGCCAGACGGTTCGTGAGATCCGGCCCACGTTCTGGATTGAAGCGGCCATGGCCGACGTGCGCGCCGCCTGGGCCGCCGGTAAGCCAGTCGTGTTCACGGACGTGCGATACACGAACGAGGCTGACGCCCTGACGGCCGCTGGCTTCGACATCGTCCGCGTGACCCGCCCTGGCCAGACGCCAGGCGACCACGTCAGCGAGCGCCAGATGCTCGACTACCCGGCGGACAGGGAGATCGTTAACGGTGGCACGCTGGACGACCTGGCCGCCCAGGCGGACCTACTGGCCTTTCCCCAGCGCTACGTCCTGGGGGTAGACGCTGGCTAGACGCATGACTGATTGGGGTCCCTTCGGGGGCCCCTTTCTGCGTTCGCCAGGCGACTACATGGGGGCGCCTGCGCTATCTTGGGTCCTCCTCCACTCGTTAACGATCAAGGGACCCCCCATGCCGAAGGTCACGAACCGTCAGAAGGCTCAAGAGGTCATCGACCGTATCCCGCCGCTTATGGCGAATGGTGCGACAGCGAAGGCCCGTGACGTGGCCCAGGAGGCCCAGTCGTACATCCTGGCGTGCCGGCCGCAGGACCGCGACGCCCTGAACGAGGCCCTGGCGGAGGCCCTGGCCACGCCTGTTCCGTCGGCAGACGTGGAGCTGAAGTCGTACCACGACGTGGAGGGCGTGGACGCCCTGGTGGACGAATGCGTGGCCCAGGCCCGCAAGGCGGTGGCCCAGGGGCTGAAGACGGCGGACATGGCCCGCACCATCGCGGAGACCCTCCTGGAGGCCCGCCTGAAGATGCCCAATAAGCATGGCCTGCCGGACATCGTCGCTGACACGAAGTTCACGAAGAACATTGCGCACGACATGTTCGTCAAGGCCAGGGAGGGCGTCACGGAGGAGGACGTGGACCGCTGGGCCACTCATCAATCCCTGGCGAAGGCTGTACGCAACCGCATGTCTGATGTCCTGGTGGCCCGCCTGCGGAGCCTGGACGAGAAGCCGGAGAACTTCCCGCTGACAGCCGTTGCGAAGGCGCAGAAGAAGTTCCCCGGCATGTCCCCCACGGAGGCCGTTTACGCCCTATACGCGGAGGCCGGCATCGATCTCCCCCGGAAGGGCCGCACGGAGCTGGCGCGGGAAGACGCCCGCAGGAAGGCGAAGGAGCTGGAGGCCGCGCGGAGCGGGACGGCGCCCTCCGATGACGTCACGGACGTGGCCGCGGAGCTGGAAGCGGTGGAGAAGCTGGAGCGGTCCATGGTCCAGTACGCCCACCGCGCTGAGAAGTTGCCGAAGGCGGACCGGGCGAAGGTCAAGGCCCGTATCAACGCAACGATTGCCACGCTGGCCGTGGAGGCGGCGAAGCTGTAGCGCGGGCGCGCGCGTGGGGTCGGCCCTGGCGGGTCGGCCCCTTTTGCTTTTCAGCGAAGAGCCGAAAGGCCGACTAGGTAGTTATTTTTTTAATGTCCCAGGTAAACAAATATCTCTTAATTCCTTTCGCTTCTTCGGCCTTACCCCAACTCCTGGGACAGTTCTTCGCCTTTCGGCTCCCCCTCTCCAACGGGATAGTTCCTCACCTGCTCAGGGATGAAGGCAACCGCCACATCCCGCAGGAGGAAACCCCATGGCCACCATCAACACCCAGAAGAGCAAGGGCGCCCGTTTCTACGTGAACGACGCCCGCCCCGGCGTCTCCGTCCCCGGCGTGACCAGCATCATCTCCATGCTCCCGAAGCAAGACTTCCTGGGCCCCTGGCAGGCCGGCATGGCCGCGGACCTGGCCATCGACTCGTTCGGCTACCTGAAGGAGATGGCCGACCGGGACCGGGCCGGAGCGCGCCGCTACATCGCCGGAGCCGCCCGCCGCTACACGGAGGTCCGGTCGAAGCTGGGCTCCCGCGCACACGACGTCTTCGAGCGGCTCATGAACGGTGAGGACGTCTCGTACGTCCACCCGGACATCACGAACCACGTCGCGCACTTCCGCTCCTTCCTGGCCGCCGTTAACCCGGAGCTGGTCCGCGCCGAAGACGTGGCCTGGTCGTACGAGCACGAGTACGCAGGCTCCTTCGATGCGATCCTCCGCGTCTGGGTGGGGGCCACGGACAAGGGCCCCGTCATCACCCCTGACCGCTCCGGCACGCCGATCCTGGTAATGGTCGACTACAAGACGTCCAAGTCGACGTACAGCGACGTCGCGCTTCAGCTCGCTGCCTACCGCTACGCGGACGTGGTCATCGACCCGGACGGCAACGAAGAGCCCATGCCGGAGCTGGACGCCGCTGCGGTCCTCCACATCACGGACGACCAGTGGGCGTTCAAGGGCGTGCGCGCCGATCGCGCCGTCTTCGACTCGTTCCTGACCCTGCGCAAGGTGTTCGGCTGGGTCCGTGAGGACTCGAAGGACGTCATCGGCAAGCCCCTGGCGAAGTCGGCCGGCGGCATGGTGACCGGCACCCAGCGACGCGGCAAGTGATGGCCCGCAACCACGCGAACAATGGCCATGTCTTCCGCGCTGTCATCGTCAGGTCCTTCGTTAGCGGCCGTGTCCGCACAGAGACGTTCGGGCCGTATGACACTGCAGCGCCAGCGAAGGCCCTGATCACTCGTGCCAGGTACGACGCCACGGCGTCCCACGGCAGCTACAGGAACCCTGACAACGCGTTCACGGTGACGGCGCGCATTGAGTCTGCTGTCGTCGACTGGAAGGAGGCCACATCGTGAACCGCATGGAAGCCCTGGCGAAGGCCACGGAGCACGTGGACAAGCTGGCGACGAGTGCCCGCGGCTACCAGGACGGTGTCCGCTTCCCCGACAAGATCGCCGCTGTGGAGCGGCTGGCCCGTTTCCTGATGGGTGACGACGACGAGACGGAGGACGTGTCCACGATCAGCGGTGAGGACTGGTCGCTCCCGGTCCGTTAACGACTGACCCTGTCCCTTGGCCCCCTGGCCTGGCTTCGTGCCTGGCTGGGGGGCCTTTCTGCGTTCACGGGATAGGTCCTCACCTGGCAGGCGGTGACAGCACACCCGCCCCTGGGAGGAGACACCCCATGCGCGTCTATCGAGTCGGCCACGCTGAGAAGGTCCGCCGGATCGCTGCCCCTGGCCATCGTGGCTTGGTCCTGTTTCCCGCCGGCCCATACAACGGCCTGTCCGCGGTCGACGGTACGGCGGACCTGGACGACATGCAGTACGCCCATTCCTGCGGCGGGTCTGCGAAGCATCACCCTGCGCCCCACGAAGACCCGGCCCTGGTCGACATCGCCCCCTATGAGGTCTGCGGCTTCACGTCCCTGGACGCGCTCCTGGACTGGTTTGACACCTGGCTTCGGGTCCTGGACGAAGCCGACTTCCGTGTCTGGGTTTACGACGTGCCGGACGCCTCCGTCCGCATCGGCCAGCGCTTCGGCCAGCTCGTGTTCATCGCCGCTGACGCCGTCCTGGTGGAGGACTTCCAAGTCCCGCTGGAGGACGCCCAGTTGGCCCTCTTCTGACCCCGGGGATAGGTCCTCACCTGACCAGAAGTGAGGCGAGAGAACGCCCAGTCTTCGGCCCACTTCAGGAGGTACACCCATGCTCGACATCTTCGCCACGGACCCGGATGCGCAGGCGGAGCGCGAGGAGCGCGAAGCGAAGTCGCAGGCCGCGAAGCGCCCGGAGTGGGCCTTCCAGTTCCGGTCCGGCAAGCGTCTGCCGAACGGCCAGCCGACGTCCCTCCGCCAGTGGCGCATCACCACTCCGAAGCTGGAGGTTGCGGAGGCCCTGAAGGAGTTGTACGGCGGCACCATCGGTGAGGCCCCGAACGGGGACTACGCGGTGGACACGGAGACCGACCGCATCGAGGTCATCGTCAACGCCTCCAAGATCGAGTCCAAGCTCATCCAGTGGGCCGACGGCCTGCCGGTCCACGAGTGTGACGGGTCGCAGTTCCTGTCCCCGGAGGACGACAAGGGCAAGCCGTGCGGGTGCCCGCGCATCCTGGCGGAGCGCAAGGAGAAGGCCAAGCAGAGGCGCGGCCCGAAGCCGAACATCGTCGTCCCGATCCGTCTCCCGCAGGACGAAGACCTGGGCGTGGGCAAGTACACGGCCACGGCCTGGACCTTCGCGGAGGACTTCCCGTACGTCATGCAGGCGCTCGACCGCATCAAGGGTGAGGCCCTCTGCGCGCTCACCCTGGAGTACATCGAGTGGGAGAAGAACGGCGAGATGCGCTCGTTCATCAAGCCGGTGCTTGCCACTCTCGGCTCCTACCAGGAGGCCATCACCCAGGACCCGGAGCCGGACGCGTGAGCGGGGGCCACGTCTTCCCCGTGGAGACGAGACGCCAGCCGATCGTGCGGGAGCTGGGCAACATCCCTGACGCGCTGATCTCCTCCCCGCTGTGGACGTGGTCACCCAGCAACCGCAGGGACGTCCTTCACGAGCGCCGGCGCCGCTTCGGCATCGAAGACGAACGCATCGACCCCACGACTGTCACTGAGGAGGGCGACGACGCATGACCCACTGGCCTGACCCCTGACTGGGGTTGGGCCTTTGGGCATGCCAAGACACCTACGCGAGGAGCGACACCGTGAAGCTCTCCACGACGAACTACCTCATTCAGGGCCGCAAGGCCGCCGCCATGGTGGCCGCCAGTGCCGCCGTCATGATGCTGTCCGCCTGCGACACGGGCCCGGAGTGCCTGGACTACACGACCCAGGTGGTCCCTCACACGACTGTCGTTAACGGCAAGGTCGTGTCTGGCACGTCTGTCGTGACCACGTGCGTGCGCTACGCCGAGGACGACAAGTGACCTTCGACATCTTCACCCCTGACGACAGCCAGACCAGCATCACGGACCGCTTCGGCCGGACCTTCACCCACACCCCCAGCCGCCCCAAGAGGGGCACCTACGAGAGGACTGCCCCCATGTCTGAGACGTTCACTGCCGGCGAAGAGGTCACCCTGACGACCCAGGGCCGGAAGGTCCGCGTGGAGTTCGGGCCGTTCACGACGGCGATGTGCCAGGCGGCCTACGTGGTCAAGTTCCTGGACGGGAGCGGGGAAGGCCATTCGCAGTCCGTGCCCGGTAGCGCCCTGGAGCGGGGCCCGAAGTTCACGACCGGTGACGCGGTGAAGGTCCTCCCGCTGGACACCCCGGGCACGATCGCGGCTGGCCCGTTCCAGGGCGCCAACCTGGTGACGTACTACGTGGTCGCGTACCCGACGGGGACTCACCGCTGGGTGTCGGAGTCGACCCTGACGAAGGCCGAGCCGTCCAACACGTACAGCGTGCGCGGCGTGACCTACGACCTGACCGCGACCTACAACGACAACGACGGCGATGCCTGGACGTTCACCGGCATGCGCGGTTCTGACGGCGTCCCCCTGATGGACTCCCCGGAGGCCGGATACGGGTACCGGAACTACTCGCTGTCTCTCGTCCTGAGCTCCTTCGGCCCCCTCCGCAAGCGCACCTGACCCACCGCCTGGTCCATCCCTTCGGGGGTGGGCCTTTCGGCGTGCCTACACCTACGAAGGAGGCACGCGTGATCCGAACCATCCGGAAGGACCAGGCTCCCGCCCTGGGCGACGTCCGCGACTTGGGCCGTGGGGACACGATCGTGGTCGCTCACGACGCGAACCAGCGGAAGGACTGGGGCCGCTACGCCTCTGCCATCGCTGACGCGGTGACCCAGGGGGCCGACGTCCGCCAGCTCCTGGGCGCCCAGGGGGCCAACTGATGGCCTACGAGGTTCTGGACGAGTCCACGTTCCGCCGCGTCTGGCCCCTGCCTGATCAGGAGCCCATCGACGTCTCTGCCCTGACGCCCGCTGTCCGGTCCTCCTGGGTCACGGACGCCCTGATCGAGGAGCTGAACGACTGATGGCCAACCCTGCGAAGGCCCGCGGGACCCGCTGGGAGTCCCAGACCCGGGACTACATGAACGGCGTCCTGGGCTACTCGCACCCCACGGACTGGCGGCTGATCAAGCGCCAGGCCCAGGAGGGCGCGAAGGACGTGGGAGACCTCCACGCCTGGCCGTTCGTCCTGGAGGCGAAGGACGTCAAGTCGCCGGCGGTCCCGACGTGGCTCCGTCAGGCCGACGCGGAGGCCGTTAACGCTGGCTTCCCCTACGGCGTGGTCATTCACAAGACCCGCGGCAAGGGTCCGGCCCTGGCTCGCGTGCACATCACGGAGGCGACGTACGACCGCCTGATCCGTGACTGTCCCGACGTCGTGGCCGGCTCCTGGGTGCCCACCTTCAACGCCCGCGGTGGCTACTGGACGTGGACGCTGGCGGAGTTCACCCAGGTTCTCCGCCTGGTCCGGGATAGCTCCTCACCTGACGTCTGACTGAAGGCCCCTACGAGAGGAGACCCCAGTGGAGATGTCCGCGATCTTGGACCGCTTCAAGGATGTTCACGATCAGCCTGACGGCGGCTACCTGGCCCTGTGTTCGTCGCACGCCGACAGTCGCCCCTCCCTGCGCATCTGGTTCGGGGAGGACGGAACGGTCCGCATGACGTGCCGCGCCGGTTGCGCCACGGGTGACGTCGTGAAGGCGGCTGGCCTGCGCTGGGCCGACATGTTCAAGGCAACGGGCGCGGCCAGCGTGGTCTCCTCGAAGCGGCCGGACATGGTCGGGCCGGCGGAGGTCGCCCGCCTGCGGGTATACCTGGACGCGGCTGCTGACTTCATCCAGCGCGAAGCCGTTGACGGTGACGCCCTGGCCGCCAGGTACGTGACCCGCCGCTTCGGTATCACCGGCATGGACGCACACCGCCTGGGCCTGGGGTTCGATGACGGAGCCCTTCCCGGCCTGGCCGACCGCTCCGCCGGGTACCGCCGCTTCCCCCGCCTGGTAGTCCCCCTGGTCGGCTTCGACGGCGTGGCCCGCGGCCTCCAGGGTCGCGACCTGTCCGGCGACTGCCCGGCGCGGTGGATGTCGCTGTCCAACCCGGAGGGCCTGCGCTGGGCCCCGTACGGCGTCCTGACGGCCTCTGAGCCCACGGACGTCTTCCTGGTCACTGAAGGGCCTGGCGATGGCCTGACGGCCGTCTCAGCCGGATACAACGCCGTCATCGTGCGCGGTGCCTCGCTCGTGAACTCCCCGGAACTGGTTGCGGAGTTGGCCGCGGGCCTGGCCGGTAAGCGCGTCATCGTCGCTGGTGACAACGACCGTGCCGGCAACGACTTCACGCAGCGTCTGACGGACGGCCTGGCCGCTCACGGCATCTCTGTTGACTCCCTGACCATCCCGCACGCCGGGGACGACCTGACCGACTGGAGGGCCCGTTCCGTGAACGACTTCAAACCCGCCCTTGACGCGGCCGTGGCCGCCGCTGGCTCCACCATGACCTCTCCTGCGCCTGTCTCCGCCGTGGAGCCTGCCCCTGCGCCCGACCCGGAGACTGACGCCGACACGGGCGCCCGCGTGCCGACTGCTGAAGAGGTCCGCCGCGTCGTGGATCTCTACTACTGGACGTTGGAGGAGTACGGCGCTTCCGACGTCCAGGGCGCCCACCTTCTGGTGTCGTTCAATGACGGAACGATCAAGTACGCCCCGGGCCTGGGGTTCTTCGTGTGGACCGGCCGTGTCTGGGAGCGCTCAGACACCCAGGTCCGCCAAATGATCCACTTCGTGGGCCGTGCCCTGACGAAGGCAGCGAAGGAGAAGACGGCCGGCAAGGCCCCCGACCAGAAGGAGGACCCCGGGGAGGGCCTGCGCAAGGCAGCGAAGGTGTTCACGACCCGCCGCAAGATCGATGACCTGATGGCGGAGCTTCAGACGGTGCCTGCCGTTCACGTGGCCGTGGCCGACTTCGACCGCCAGCCGGACCTCCTGTCCTTCAGGAACGGCACCGTGGACCTTCGCACGGGCCAGCTCCGGGAGCACCGTAAGACGGACCTCCTGACGTACTGCCTGGACCTGGATTACCGGCCTGACGCGGAGTGCCCGCGCTTTGAGCGCTTCCTGACGGAGATCTTCCCGGGCATGCCGGAGATGCCTGCCTACATGCAGCGTCTTGCCGGGGTCGGGGCGACCGGCCACACGTCTGAGCAGTGCTTCGCTGTCTTCTGGGGCAAGGGCGCCAACGGTAAGTCCGTTCTGATGGACACCTACACGAACGTGTTCCGTGCGATCACTGCCACCACGGCGTTCTCAACCTTCGAGGAGAAGGCCAGCGGCGGCATCCCGAACGACATCGCGGCCCTGCGCGGCGCCCGCTTCGTCATGGCTTCGGAGGGCGACGCAAACCGGCCCATGTCTGAGGCCCTCCTGAAGCGGATCACCGGTAAGGACGAGATCACGGCCAGGTTCTTGAGACAGGAGTTCTTCACCTTCAAGCCGTCGTTCCTCCTCATGCTGGCGACCAACTTCAAGCCGAAATTCAGGGGCCAGGATGAGGGCCTCTGGCGCCGCGTGAAACTCATCCCGTTCACCCGCTTCTTCAAGCCGGAAGAGCAGGACCACACCCTGGACCGCACCCTGGCCGCTGAAGCGGAGGGTATTGCGGCCTGGGTCGTGCGCGGGGCCATGTCCTGGTACCAGGACGGCCTCCAGGACCCGGACCGCATCAGGACGGCCACGCAGGAGTACCGCAAGACGTCGGATGCCATGGCTGGCTTCTTCCCCGGCGTCCTGGAGCGCTGCGAAGACGGTTGCGAGATGACCGCCGGCGAGGCGTACCAGGCGTACAAGCAGTGGTGCGAGGCGGAGGGCCTCCCCCAGCGTGAACAGTGGACCCGCCGCACCTTCCTGGACGCCATGGAGGAGCGCCAGGTGGTCCGGAAGAACACCACGAAGGGCGTGTCCCTGGTCGGCGTCAGGCTCCAGATGGACCACGCCGACGCTCCCGCCGGTCCCGGCATCTTCGCGTAGCGGGATAGCTCCTCACCTGACCCTCATTGAAGCCACACGGCCCGGCCCTTGACGGGGTCGGGCCCTGGCCCGTGCCAAAGGAACCGACCTGAGGGACGGACCATGCCAATTCTTGAATTGTGCGCGGGTTATGGCGGCCTGGGGGTCGCCGTTGAAGAACTGACCGGAGACAAGGTCACCGTAGTGGCCGAAGTCCACAAAGCAGCCTGCCAGGTGATGGCCTACCGCTTCCCCGACGCCCCGAATATCGGGGACATCCGCTTCCAGAACTGGACGCCGATGGTCGGAGAGGTCGACATCATCACGGCGGGGTTCCCGTGCCAGGACATCAGCAATGCCGGAAAGCGTGAGGGGATCAAGGGTGAGCGCTCCAGTGTCTGGTTCAACGTCGCCGAAGCAATCCGGGTCATTCGACCCCGACACGCGTTCCTGGAGAACGTCTCAGCTATCCGAAATCGGGGGCTCAGCGAAGTCGTCACCACGCTTCACGAGATCGGGTATGACGCGAAGTGGACGACTGTACGAGCTTCCGACTTCGGCGCTCCGCACCATCGAGACCGCTGGTTCTGCGTTGCCACACCTTCCGACTCCCACTGAGGCTGACTCCCGACGCGGTCCGGACTACGCGAAGAGGGACCGCCCCGGCGCCGGAGGTGACGACCTGGTTACCGCTGTCTGCCGACTCTTCCCCAGGGAGAAGGCGGAGAAGCTCTTCAAGACGCCGACTGCAAACCTGGGTAGCAACGGCTCCGCCCAGCACCCGGACAAGCGGAAGGCAGGCGGACACGGCCCGACGCTGGAGGACGAAGTCTGTTTCCTCCTGAACGTTGAGCCGGAGGCGGAGCACCCCGACGATGGGCCGCACTCCCCGGCGGAGTGGTGGGGCGACTTTGCAGCGGCCGTCTACCGCTGGGAGATCCTCCAGGGCACTGCCGCTCCGGTTCCCATCGTCCGTGGCCCACGTGGTGGCGTGAAGCTCTCTCCGAAGTTTGCGGAGTGGCTTATGGGCCTCCCGAACGGCTGGGTTACGGACGTACCCGGCCTGGACCACAAGGAACAGCTTGCCCGCATCGGCAACGGCGTCGTGCCGCAACAGGCGTACGAAGCCTTCCGGTTTCTCATGCAAGTCCCCGCGTAAACCAGGCCAGGCCCCTTGACGGGGGTCTGGCTTCGGGCGTGATCACTCCCCTTCCGAGAGGACACGCCCATGCGTCACTTCAGCGGATCCCTGAACGGCCAGCCCTGGGACGGCTACGTGGTGGAGCGTCCCCAGGACCTCTACGCCTTCGAAACCTGGGTCCGTCGCCAGGCCGAAGCCGGTACGCCGGTAGCCGTCGACTCCGAGACGACCGGGCTCAAGATCTTCGCCTATGGGCCTGGCTTCCTGCGCATGGCCCAGTTCGGCAACGAAGAGGAGGCGTGGGCCCTCCCCATCGAGCGTGGCCGCGTGTTCGCGGAATCCGCGGCCTGGGCCCTGCGCATCCTCCCCGACCTGACGGCGCACAACTTCGCCGGCTTCGATGCCCTGGTCTTTGACGAACACCTGGACGTGCCGCTGGAGGAGACCCTGGCGAAGGGCACGGACACCCAGATCCTGACGAAGCTGGTCGACCCGCGCCAGAAGATGGAAGGCGGTATTGGCTCCGGCCTGAAGGACAACTCCGCGCACTACATCGACCCGTCAGCGCCGGACACCCAGGACGGGCTCAAGGCCGTCTTCAAGGAGCTGAAGCTCCGCATCGCTGAAGGCTTCGAAAAGGTCCCCCTGGACCACCCCGTCTACCAGGAGTACGGCCTCTTGGACGTGATCCTGGCGTCTCGCCTGCGTCCCCGCCTGGAGGCGGAGCTGGCCCGCCTGGGCGTCCCGAAGCGGCTGTCTCAGTACGAGCACCGCGTTGCCCGCATCTGCGCCCAGATGGTCCGCGCCGGCATGGTCCTGGACGTCCCGTACGCGAAGGGCCTGCGGGATGACCTGGCCCAGGACGCCGACACTCACGCGGCCATCGCTGCCCGGTACGGGGTCGACGCCGTGAACTCCGGCCGGAAGGTCGCTGACGCCCTCCTGGGCATGGGCGAGACGTTGACGGAGAAGACGGCGTCCGGCGCCTGGAAGGTCGATAAGGCCGTCCTGATGGCCCTGGCCGACCTGGACCGCGACTGGAAGCCGATCGGCTCCCGCACGCCTAACCCGCTGGCTGACGCGGTCCTTCGCTCGAAGCGGTCCGGCAAGTGGCGCTCCGCCTACGCGGACAACTTCCTGTCCAACGTGTCCGCGAAGGGCCGCATCCACGCCAACATCCAGTCCATGCAGGCCCGGACGTTCCGTATGTCCGTGACCCAGCCGGCGGTCCAGACGCTCCCGTCATCGGACAAGATGATCCGCCGCGCGCTCCTGGCCGACGAAGGCCACGTGCCCGGGTCGGTCGACTTCCAGGCCGTGGAACTCCGCGTGCTGGCGGCCCTGGCCGACGTGAAGCGCATGAAGGCGGCCATCGCCGCGGGAGAGGACCTCCACTCCTACACAGCCCGCCTGGTCTTCGGAGAGGGGTTCACGGAGAAGGACCGCAAGGTGTCCAAGGGGATCGCCTTCGGAAAGGTCTACGGCGGTGGCGCTGCGACCGTGTCCCGCCAGACTGGCGCGCCCCTGGCCGCCGTTCAGCGCGCAATGGCCGCGTATGACCGCGTGTACCCGGAAGTGGGTCGGGCCGCGAAGGCATGGCGTGTCGACGCGTTCAACAACGGCATGGTGGCCGTCTCGATCACGGGCCACCTCCTCCCCCTGGACCGGGACCGCACCTACGCCGTGACGAACTACCTGGTTCAGTCCACGGCCCGTGACTGCCTGGGCCAGGCCCTGATCCACATGGATGAGAAGGGCCTGGTCCCGTTCCTCCGCCTGCCGGTTCACGACGAAGTCATCCTCTCGATGCCGAAGGCCGAAGCGGCGGAGATCTCCCGCGCCGTGGCCGACTGCATGACCTTCGACCTGATGGGCGTCCCGATCGCGGCCGGTAAGCCGGACATCGGCATCCGCTCCTGGGGCTCGCTGTACGGCGCTGACTTCTGACCGGGAAGCCCTTGCGCTCCAGGGCCGTAGGCCAGGCAGGTAACCGACTCCCTAGACCCCCCGTGAAGACGTCGGAAGAGGTGATCCGCGACACGCCAGCCGACTCATTTGGGGCGGCTGGCATATGCGCGTTCCATGGTCATCTCCAAGTTGTGAAGGTCGGTAACGAACGGATGAACGTCTTCCGCCCACTCCTCCCCAGGTAGGACCTTCGGTTTCGCCTTCGATTCTTCGCTAGTAGCCGCCTGGTTACCCGTGCGATCGTTGGTCATGAAGTTGACCCGACTCAATTGAGTCGCTTAACGTTCACATCATCGCCACAAGCGAAGCGGCTCGATCACCCGCCGCCTGTCTGGCGCGAACTTCCCAAACCCACGCCCAGGGCACCGCCATGCCTTTTTCCAGGTCAGGCATGCCCTGGGCCCCTCTCAGAGGAGCCCCCAGTGGCCGTCACGACTCGTACACACGTCATCGGTTCTGTCATCTCCACGGACGTCACTGACGCCACGCTGGCCGCAGCGAAGGCAGGCGACCGGGACGCCGGCGCGTCCGTCCTGGCCAACCTGGAGGACCGCTTCCGCCGTCTGGCCCGCCGCACTGCCGTCCAGGCCATCGGGGACGACAAGGTTGGCCTTCGGGACGCCTACATGGAGGACTTCATCCAGGACGCCCACCTGGTCGCCTGGGAGTGCCTCCTGAAGTGCCAGGACGAGACCCTGGACGGCTTCAACGCCTACGCCTACGCCACCGCGGAGCGTGAACTGGCCGCCGCAGCACGCGACATGAAGAACGGCACGAACGACGACCCCGACGGAAAGAAGCTCTTCGGCCTCCTGGTGAAGCACTTCCGGGAGCTGGACGCCCGCCACACCATGGAGCCGACCGACTATCTGACGCTGGCGGAGAACGCCTGCCAGGACCTGGCGTTCCTGAACTCCTTCCGTGGTGGCGCCTACGGTGGCCGTCGCGGGTCCCTCTCCGCTGACCGTGCCTACGCTGCCCGCCTGGCGTACCAGGGGGCCATCTCCATCTCCACGCCGACCAGCGACGAAGGCGGCACCATCGCGGACACCCTGGCGGGCCTGTCCGTGGTCGACGCGGAGGCGGACGTGGCCCAGGTCGGCTACCGCCCGATCATGTGGACGCAGGCCGTTCGCGCCCTGGAGGACACGGTGACTGTCCCGAAGGATGCCGCCACCCGCCAGGCCCTCTTCCTGGCGCTGGACCGCTTCCGAGCCGGCACCGTGACGGAGGAGGACCTGGACCTGGTGGAGGGACTCCCGTGCCGCAACGCTGACTTCGGTACGGCCGTGGCGATGCTCCGCGCCGTCTACACGCAGCGCATGGAGGGCCCCGTGGAGTCGACCGCTGAGAAGTCGGCAGACGCCGCCCTGGGACGTGGCTCCATCGCCCTGAACGTCCAGCGTGCCGCCCAGGAGAAGGCCATTTCCGACGTCGCCCGCAACACCCTGATCCGTCACGTCGTGGGGACGCTGGGCGCGACCCAGGCGTACGTCCTGGCCGCCACGTTCGGCATCGGAGCCATGGGCAAGTTCAAGGACGACGCTGCCATCGCTCGCGCCATGAACCGCGCCGGATTCGCGAACCAGACGGCCACGACCGTTTACGTGAACCGTGGCAAGGCCCGTACTGCGTTCACGAAGAAGTGGGCGTCCATCGTCGCCGAGTCGGGCAGTGAGGCCCTGGCCCTGGAGCTGGCCGCCGCGATGGCCGAAGCGAACGCCACGAAGGCTGCGAAGAAGGGGATCACGTTCCTGGCGGATCTCCAGACGGCGGCCTGACGGAGATAGGTCCTCACCTGAGCGGAGACACAGGGGGTCCCAGCCTGGGGCCCCCAGCCGCCTCTCTGTGGGCGCCTGACGAGAGGAGCCACCGTGTCGGAGTACGCAGGCCAGGACCCGGACCACGTTTGTGACGACGGGTGCGGCCCGTATGTCCCGCTGGAGTCCCGGGACCTGGAGGACCTGGACGAGTCGGTCCACATCGACACCCTGTATGACGTCCTGGACCGGACCCGCCAGCGGACCGCGCTCCTGATCCTGGCCCTTCCTGGCGTGAACGAGAACATCCGGCTGGCGACGCGTGCCGCCGCTCTACTCCTGGACCTGGACCAAGCCGAGTTGGAGCACGAGCTAGGCGGGCGGGGACTCATGCCGGTACGCGACATCCTCGACTTCGCCATCCGCGCTTACGGGGAGGGCGGCTACATCGGGGAGGCCATGGAGGCCCTCTTCCGCCAGGAGCTGAAGGCGCCGCCTACGGACTGACTTAGCCGACTCACTTGACGCGACTCAATTGAGTCGGCTAGCTTCATCTCGTTAGCCGCCCCACTTGAGTCACCTGGAGACCTCATGGCCGCTCAGCTCACGGACACGATGCCGGGACTGGACACCTGGCGCAGATTCGCGCACACCTTCCCCGCCGCCGCGAAGCAAATCAACGCGCACGCCCACACCCAGGTTCGGGACGACATCGCGAACGGGCGCACGCCAGAAGCGGAGTGGGAGTCCGTGGCCCGCTTCTGGATGCTCCGCCGCTAGCCGGCACACGGCCCCTGACTCCGGTCGGGGGCCTTCCGCGGTGACCAGACATCGAATCGAGAGGACTTCCCGTGAACGCTCGCACCCGCCTGACCCTGGCCGCTGGCCTGGTCATCATCGTCTTGACAGCCGCCGCGTTCTGGCTGTCCTACGCGCACCTTCACGACGTGGCAGCGACGTACGGCCTGGCCGGCTCCGTGGCACGCGCCTGGGCATGGCCCGCAACCCTGGACCTGTTCATCGTGGCCGGCGAGATCATGATGCTGGTGGCCGCCCTGGACAAGCGCCGTGACATCTGGGCCGTGGGCCTGACCGTGACTGGCTCCGTCGGCTCAATCGCCTTGAACGTCCTGGGAGTTGGCTCCGGAGCTGAGCCCCTCGCGTACGTCGTGGCCGCTGTCCCTCCGGCCGCCGCGCTCCTGGCCTTCGGCGCCCTGATGCGCCAGCTTCACGCCGCTGTGGCCGCGCCTGCCGCGGGGGCCCAGGAGGTCCCCGTGGCCGTCCTGGAGAAGGTCCTGGCGGCCCCTGAGGCGCCTGCCGTTCACGTTCCGCTCCCGGAGGTCCTGGAGGAGCTGGAGGAGTTGGAGGCCGCGGAGACCCCGGAGGAGGACGACCAGGAGGACGCCGTGGAGGTCCCGGAGGTCGTCCAGGTCCACCGCATCGTCTCGAAGCCGTCCGTTGAAGAGATCGCCGCCGCTGTGGAGGACATCCAGCGCGGGGGCGATGAGCTGAACGGCACTGCCCTGGCCGCCTACTTCGGCGTGAGTGCCCGCTCCGGACGCCGCTACCTGAACCAGTTCCAAACCGTCTCCTGACCCCCACCCCAGCACCACCGAAAGGACCGCACCATGAACGACACGATCAGCGTCCAGGAGTTCCGCCACTCGTCCACCCAGGGGTTCTACCTGGTCGCCGGCAAGGAGCGCGTAGCGACGGCCACTCAGTCCCTGGACCGCTGGCGCCTGGTCTGGAACGTGGGCACCGCTGAGCCGATCGTGGGCCTGACTCCGCTGTCCGTGATGCGCCAGGCCCTGGACGCCTGGCCACGCGTGCGGGACTCCGTGAAGGCGGAGCCTGTTACCGGATGGGCCGTGCCTGCGGAGGTTGGCGTGTCCAGATCTGCCTCTCCGATGGGCGGTCAGCCTGGCTTCCGGCGCCGGTGATGCTGGAGTTGTGAATGTGGTTGCTGTGACTTGCGTCACAACCAATCGGTAATATGCGTTCGGCATACACGCGTTGACCAGTAACGATCGGCCCCCGGCTTCGGCTGGGGGTCTTTTGCTGTTTGCGACCCCCACAACTTCTTCACGTGGAGTACAACCGTCCGCTTCATTTTGGTGTCCTTGAACATGCAAGCACTGGAGCAGAGAGCAATAGGGGGTAAGTCATGATCGTTCATCACCTGGTCATGTCGCTTTGCGTATTCGTGCCCGTTCCAATCCCCCACGGCTGGGCCTGGGGCGCCGCGTCGGAGGAGATGTTTCCGCCGGCCCAAGAGGCCCTGGAGGACCTGGCGGAGCTTCCGCGCGTGCTCCGCTCGTACAGCAAAGCCGTGGCCCAGATCATTCGCCCCCGCAATGGGGACCGCTTCAACGTGACTGCATTTGAGTCGACAACCGGCCAGCCCCAGGGGCGCGATCAGTGGGTGTGGGATTCGGACTTCCACGTGTTCCGCCCGCACGGAACGCCCTGGGTCCCCGGCCTCATGCGGGACAGGCTCCTGACAGTCCATCGGACGCCGGCCCACATGGTCCCGGTCCCCCAGCCGGACCAGGCCGCCGTCCTCCGCGTGATCCGTACAGCGGCCTGACACACGAAGAAGCCCCGCCAGGTGGGGGCCTGACAGGGCTTCAGCTTCGTGGGGTTCGGCTCAGTGGAGGTCGTTGGGCTGAGCCTGCGGTGGCACCCAGGCCAGATCCTC